AAGGGGTTTAGTGCAAATAGTTGAAATAATTTGCACAAGGGTGATAATTGAGTTACGGCAACCGCCCAGCCGATAACTTGGGTGAGTTTATAGGGATCACAAAATGAACGAGGCAGTAGAGGGAGTTGACTATCAGGAAGAGGAAACGATTGAGGAAGAGCAGCTTGAGCTTGAGGAAGATGTCACCGAAGACCTAGAGGTCGAAGATGATCCAAGCGAAGAGGTTGAAGAATCCGAAGACGAGGAATCTGATGAGGTAGTGATATCCATCGGGGAGGAACCGCCCCCTCCAGAACCAGAACCAGCACCGGAGTGGGTCCGGGAGCTTAGAAAATCACACAGGGAGTTGCAGAGACGTAATCGTGAGCTAGAGGCAAAAATCCAACAGGCACCTGAGACCAATCCAGTTGTCACGCTAGGAGCGAAGCCAAGTCTAGAGTCATATGATTACGACACCGAGAAGTATGAGGCGTCACTTGCTGATTGGTACGAGCGGAAACGCTTAGTCGATGAGCAGGAGGCTAAGGCAAGGCAGGCTGAGCAACAGCAGGCCGAAGCTTGGCAACAAAAGTTGCAGGGCTACGCCGAGGCCAAGACCAAGCTGAAGGTGAAGGACTATGACGATGCTGAGGAAGTTGCCCAGCAGACGTTCAATGTCGTTCAACAAGGCGTCATGATTCAAGGTGCTGAAGACCCGGCGTTGGTGATCTACGCTCTTGGAAAGAATCCCAAGAAGGCGAAGGAACTGGCACAGATAGACGATCCCGTAAAGTTTGCCTTTGCGGTTGCAAAATTGGAGAGTCAATTGAAAATTTCAAATCGTAAGGCAGCAACACGGCCCGAGAAACAAGTCTCGGCAACGGCCCCGATAAAGGGTGCTGTGGACTCAACCCTAGAACGGCTGCGAGAAGAAGCGGCGCGGACAGGTAACATGGATAAGGTCATGGCCTATAAGCGCGCGCAGAAACGAGCGGCGAAATAAATTAAAAGGAGCCAATCATGGCTAATAGCTTTAGTAAAGAAGAACGCGTAGCGTTCGAAAACATCTTGGAAGGTTTCCAAGACGCGCTGGTATTGTCGCGCAACGTAGGCGTTTACACTACCGATCAGGTAATGATGGAACGTACTAACGACACCATCTGGCGTCCAATGCCTTACATCGGCACTTCAATCAATGCCGCTCCCGGCACTGATATTAGCGCGCTGTACAGCGACTACGTCCAGTTGGCAGTGCCATCTAGCATCTCATACAGCAAGGCTGTGCCGTTCACTTTGAACGCGCTCGAATTGCGTGATGCGTTGCAGGAAGATCGGTTAGGTGCAGCCGCTAAGAACAAGCTTGCCTCAGACATCAACGTTGCGATCATGGACGTTGCTGCCAATCAGGGCACTTTGGTTGTTAAGCGCACTGCCGCTGCGACTGGTTATGATGACGTTGCCCAGTGTGATGCAATCATGAACGAGCAGGGTGTGCCCGACTACGACCGTCACTTGGCACTGTCTAGTCGTGACTACAATGGCATGGCTAACGATCTCTCCAAGGCTTCACGATCTTTCGGAAACGAAAAGTCTGACTCTGCCTACGAGCGATCACGCGTTGGCATGGTAGCTGGCTTCGACACGTTGAAGCTTGACTATGCTAACCGACTGACTGCTGCCGCTGGCGGTGGTGCTATCACTATCGACACGCAAAATGGTGCTGGGAACTACCTCGTTCCTGCTGCGACTCAGGTTGTCACTGGTGGAACCACTAATGTGGATAACAGATACCAGACTGTAACCGTATCTAGCACTACAAACGTAGCCGCTGGTGACTGTTTCACAATCGCTGGTGTAGAAGCTGTTCACCACATCACGAAGCAGTCCACTGGACAGCTCAAGACTTTCCGCGTTATTTCGGTAACGAACGGTACGACTATGGTTATCTCTCCGGGGATTATTTCAAACCAAGTCGCGTCTGACGCAAGTGCTCAGTACCAAAACTGCATCGTAACTCCTGCTGCTGCCGCAGCAATTACCTTCCTGAACACGGTTACAGCATCTGTAAACCCATTCTGGCAGCGTGACGCTTTGGAACTGCTCCCCGGACGGTACTCTGTACCCGCTGATGCAGGCGCTGCTGTACTGCGCGGAACCACTGATAACGGCATTGAGCTGGTTATGCAAAAGTTCTACGACATCAACACGATGACCACCAAGTATCGGTGCGACACGTTGTTTGGTGTAGTGAACAAGCAGCCAGAGATGTCTGGTATCATGTTGTTCAGCCAGACTTAAAATGTGTGAAAAATGGGCGGGGGTTTTCCCCCGCTCTATTTCAGGAGGGCATTATGCCGCTGAAAAAGGGTTACTCTAAAAGCAGTATTTCAAAAAACATCAAGACAGAGATGAAGGCCGGTAAGCCGAAAAAGCAGGCGGTAGCAATTGCGTTGAGCACTGCGCGAAGAGCAAAGAAAAAGGCCAAGAAATGAACCCAACACTACTGTACAAGTCCCCGGGCGATCACTTTGGACCCGAAGGCAAAACATATTCATATGTTGGCGTTAAAACTCAAGAGGAGTTGGACGCCAAACTAGCAGACGGATGGCACGAAACATTGGCTGATGCCATTGCGCCAAAGGTTGTGACCTCAGCTCAGCCGGTCATCCCAGACGATAACGCACCACCACTTAGATTAGAGCTTGAAGAAAAGGCTAAGGAATTAGGCTTGAAGTTTGATGGTAGAACCTCTGATAATAAGCTGGCGCAAAAAATTCAAGAGGCGTTGGGAGCTTTAAATGGGCTGGACTAAGCGCGAGTACATCGAGCAAGCATTTGAGGAGGTAGGGCTTGCGTCCTACGTCTTCGACTTGACTCCAGAGCAATTGCAAGCCGCGTTGCGTCGATTGGACGCGATGATGGCTGAGTGGAACGCCAAAGGACTTAGGCTAGGCTACCCGCTCCCGCTATCGCCCGGTGACAGTCGATTAGATGATCAAACCTACGTTCCAGATCTGGCGAACGAGGCAATCTACACAAATTTAGGCATTAGGATCGCTCCAAGCTTTGGTAAGGGCATTATGCCTGACACTAAGGGCATCGCTAAGATGGCTTACAACACGGTTCTGCAAGCATTTGCACAGCCCTACGAGCAGCAACTGCCCAGAACGATGCCGGCCGGTGCTGGTAACAAGCCTTGGCGTAACTACGATGACAATTATTTACGAAGACCTGTTGACCCGGTACTTGCTGGCGAAGACGGTCCACTAGAATACAACTGAGGAGGCTGACATGCCCACGATCAATCAACTGCCCACGATTACGACCCTATCGGGCGGTGATCAGTTACCAGTTTACGCGACAAGCAACGGCGATGCTCGCAAGGCATCAATCAGCACTCTGATCGATTACTTTCAGACTACGTTTGCTGATCCCAACTACACCGTTGTAATTAACGCTCCGACTAATTCGGGATTTAACATTGCTCTGGGCGCAGCATCTCAAAGCATTTGGCTAATCATGAATCCAACTGGCACGTTCGCTGCTGGATCGGTTACGTTGCCTCCGGTAGCGGACTGCTATGACGGTCAAGAAATCATCATCATATCAACCCAAACCATTAGCGCGTTGACAATCAACGGCAATGGCGGGACGTTGGTGGGTGTTCCTGCCTCCTTGGGGGCGGGTAGCTCATTCACGATTCGGTTCAATGAACTACAGTCAACTTGGTACACCATCGTAAACAGCCTGCAAATTGCTGGCATCGACGTTGTAACGACCACAGGCGTTCAAACCCTTACCAACAAGACGATGAGCTTTTCGAACAACACGTTTAGCGCGACCTCCGCAGAGTTAGCGGCAGCAATCAGCGACGAGACTGGCACAGGACTAGCAGTATTTAACACCAGCCCAACACTGGTCACGCCCATCCTCGGAACGCCAACATCAGGAACACTGACGAACTGTACTGGCCTGCCGGTTTCAACCGGAGTCTCTGGACTTGGCGCGAACGTCTCTACGTTCTTGGCTACTCCCAGCAGCGCAAACTTAGCAACTGCGCTCACAGACGAAACTGGGACTGGTTCGGCGGTATTTAACACAAACCCAACCATCGACGGGGCTGACTTCACTGGACACGCTCAGACGGCCCCAGTGGCTGGCTCAAGCACTGGTGGAGTATTGACCTTAGATATGACCGAGAGCAACGTGTTTACTAGCACATTAACCGAAAACGTGACTACGCTTACTTTGAGCAACCCGGCTCAGGGTCAGACCGTGAATATTCTGTTCACTCAGGACGCAACCGGCAATCGAACGATGGCGTGGCCTGCGAGCTTTAAGTGGCCCGGCGGTACGGCATCGGTCCTGTCAACTAACTCAAATGCAGTTGATTTGCTAGTCATCACCTACATAGGGACGGACTGGTACGCTTCGATGATCAAGGATCTTTCATGAGTTTTGCTGCTCGCACAGCATCTGGCACTGTATCCTCTGGTACGTTGTCCGCGTATCTAAAGGATAACTTTTATGCCGCGCTTGCAACCTCTCCCAGCGCCGCGACAGTAACATTCACTGCTAACGCCTCTGGAACAATTGTCGTTACTGCCACAGTTAACGGTGAGACTTACACTTGGCTAATTGGTGGTGGGATTAATTCAGACTACTCAATAAGATTGACTGTTACGAGCGGAACGGCCCCAAACCAAGCTGGATCAGCTTTGGTCTCTACTTGGCTACCGTTAGGTATTTCTTACTACTGGGGTTTAACGACAACCTCTGGAAATCTAAACAACCAGTGTACTGTTGAAATTGCAGAGACGGCAACGCTAACCAATATTTTGGCGACAGGGTCAATTAGCATGAGCGCAACCGCAGGGATATAAAATGGCTACACCGGCAAAGGGTAAGGCAAAGGTTAAGGTCACCTCTACTGGCAAGAAGGTAAGCTACGGTCAGGCCGGTCGGGCCAGAGGTGGCGGCGCTAGAGTTAAGCCCGGGACCAAGAAGGGTGACGCGTACTGCGCTAGATCTGCCGGTCAGATGAAAAAGCATCCCAAGGCGGCTGCAAATCCAAACTCGCCGCTGAGATTGTCTAGGAAGCGTTGGAAGTGTTCAGGAACTAAGTCGAGGAGATCGTAGTGGCTAGGAAAGGATTGTACGCAAACATTGCGGCGAAAAAGAAACGAATTAAAGCAGGCTCAGGCGAAAAAATGCGAAAGCCCGGATCCAAAGGTGCGCCTAGTGCTAAGGCATTTAGGCAAGCAGCTAAGACAGCGAAGAAAAAATAATGTACCCCAAAAAGAAAAAAAAGCCGATCAAAAGAAAGCCTAAACC